GATTTTTGATTTTTTACTTTTTAAAAATTAAATAATCAAGCATTTAAAAGTACTCTGTTTTTAGTATTCCCATGAGCATTAATAACAACATCGGTTTTATTACCATTACATAAATTACATATATTGCAATTAGTCTTTTTTCCTTTTTCTACACTAGCCATACAATGAATAAAATTATCAGGTTCTTTTACACTTTCATGCTTTACATAAAAACATTTAAAACCTAAACTGCTAGCTTTTAAATATTCTTCAAAACTGTCTACACTTGCCATAAATAAACCTTTAAAACGTATTCCGAAATAATTACTCCATTGATGAGTATAACCTGTATGGTTCTTACATACATCAATCATTTTTTTAACCATATAGAGCGGAATCAGTGAAGGATCTCCACAACTTCCAAATCTTATTGACTTATCTCTAAAAATTTCATAATTACCATCAAAATAATCATATCTATTATTTTTATAAGCTTTATAGACATTTAATGGAGCATGAAACCATTTAACGTAGCATGAATTATTATTATAACCCGCATGGATACAGTTACCGCATACTGCTTCACCATATTCTTTAATTTTAAATGCCTTATGCGGTTCTATACCATCGTATAAAATCCAAGTTTGAAGCATATTACCAGTTTTTGCATTCATAGTTTTTGCATTCAAACCAGTTACAACAACAACTATTTTTTTATTATTTATAAGACTTTTGCCTTCAAATAAAATTAACCCGTTTTTATTTTTCATTTTTTTTACCTTTTTTTATTTTTTTTTTCATATCATTAAATTTTTTGGATTCAATAGGAGATAAACCACAAAAATAATTTAAAAGATTATCATCATAATCTTTAAAAAGTTTTTTTAAACTTTCATTCATAGTCTTAAAAATAATTTGGAAGGTTAAAAGTATTTAAAAAAATACTTTTATTTAAGGATGTTTAAAACATCCCTAAATGAAAGTATTATTTTATAAATCTTTAGTTTTTATATTTATTAATTTTTTTTGCTGACTATATCGAACATTAAAAGAAGTTATCCCTAATTCATTAAACTGTTGTTTGTTTATATATTGTCCACTATGTGAAACAATAAAATCCTTTAATGCGTTTAAATCATTAATGATAGATTTTTTTGTTTTATAGTCTCGGCCATAAGCGGGTAGTAATGTTAAATACATCATTTTAATAATCCTCTGGAAACATAATACAAGTGTTGTTATAATCCATTTTTGAATAAGTCTTTAAGTCCATTTGACTTTCTTTTAATCCGTATCCAACTGTCATAATCCATATTTTACGGCCTGTAGATAAAAGATAGACTCCTAATAAACTCCCGCCGTTTTCTTCTTTTATAGTGTTGTTATTAGTTTTGATAGAATCGCTTTCAACAATTCCCCAATTACCCTTTAAAAATTTGTTTTGAAAAATTTGTACAATTACCTCATCAATTAATGAGGGATTCAAGCCTATATAATTTGTTAATGCATTTGAATAAGTTACATAACCAAAATTAGACTCATTTAATTCTTTTGTTGGTGTTGTGGCCATTGTAAAAAAATAATATGTTTACATTAAAATGATATCAAAATATTGTTTATATGTAAGGTATTATTTAACACATTAAATAAAAAGCATTCAATTTTTGCATTCAATTTTTGCATTCAGATTATAAGATTAATTTTTTTAATTTTTTTTTTTTTGAAAATTTTTTTTAGTCCTGGACAAATTCTCAATAAAAAAAATTATTGAGAATAGGTATATAAAAAAATACCTACTATTTTCTAGTAGGTATATATACTTATCTAGGGTTAATTCCTATTTCATACTTCGCATAGTCTCTGTCTGTAGGATCATATATATGAAACTCTGAACAGGTTTCTGCTAATGTCCAGTTAAGAACATTAGCACAAAAATATTCGGGATTATCATCATAATAATCTTTTAGATTTTCTGATTCTATAAATTGAGTAATTTTTAAATCAGATCCAGACCTAGAATAATCTAGGCCTATTCCATCTACTAATTCTTCATAATCACAATCGATTGTAAAAATGATTTTTTTGAATTCGTGATTTAATTTTTTCATTTTTTAAAGTGATAAAGTTTTTTGAGATTCGTATTTTTTAATTATTTCTTCTTTTAATTCTTTAAATGTTTCTATGTGCTGTAAGCTCTCGATATTTTCGAGAACTTCAGCAACTTCTGCATCTGATAAATTAAGAAATAATTTTAACTCCAGATAATTAGTTTTCATTGTCTAAGCTCTGAATTAATGTCTCAATCTGATTAGCTCTATTTTCAAGCCTATTGTATAAGGTTGAAGTTATAGAGATCGATTGCCATATTAAAAAGCTTAAAGCTATTAATAAAAGATTAATTTTCATTTTTAATTATCCTCAAATGTTTGAATGAATTGAACTCCAGCATCTTCTAATATTGAACGATGATAATCTGTAATTGTCTTACACCCTGTAAGGCATAAAATCCAAAAATCCCTCGGATTTTTTAGATACATATTTCTATTGCCGTAAACATCACGATAATAGAATTCGATTGTTTGATTTTCTAACATTGTTTTTTTTGGAAGGTAAAAAGGAAGGATTAAAAGGAGTAGAAAATTCTACTCCAGATCTAATTTTAGGAGTTAGTCCAAACTTCAAAATACTCTTTTGAAGATTCGTCTACATATGGAATTCTCTCGAATCCATAATGATAATACTTAACCCCAGAAAGTGCATCACGCATAGCATGTAAATATGCTGCGGTCTGGTCATCGTACAAGTATCTATTTAAATCGAATCCTATATAAACTCCGTTAGGGTGAAACATAGAATTCTGATTATCAACTTTTTTTAATCCAACATCTAACCCATTAGGATAATGAGTTTGAATAAATTTATTAACTGTATCTAACTTATCATTAGATTCTGTTAATTGATCATGTAAAAGTTGCAATAGTTCGGGATACTCCGATTTATCAAAATCAGTTTTTGACATAATAAGGAAGGTTAAATTTTCTAGATTCTTTTTTTGTATTTCCTTTTGCGTTTACCTGATAGACAAATTTTAAAGTTTGTTTCTCTGGTAATCGTTTTTGGAATTACTCAAGCTCAAAAACTGGCAATAGTACATGCCCATTTTTTAAGCTAATAGCACATTAGCATCTAACTGATATTAAATCAATGTTTATTACAAATATTACAAAGTCCTCTGAGGATCGATTTTAAGAGGCGATATTTTCTAAGGTACTATCATATCAAAGTTATATTAGAACGCTATTACAGAGGCATACAGGCCATTTTAAGGGTATTTTAGAGCATAGGGGCAGTGTACAAAAATTTTTTTTTATATGGCCATCCCCTCGGAACTTAAATATATATCCGAAATCTTCGTTACTTTGACTCAACTTTAATTGAAAGTTCTGGAGCTTGGATATTAACGGTTTCAACAGATTCACCTATAACCTTGCCTAGAGAGTCTAGGATCTGTGCTGCTGTTTGTAATTGACCTTTTGATATAGCTTTGTTAAATAAACGTACTCTCATCGCTTGAAGGCGAGGTAGCATATTTTCTCTATCTTTATCCCAATCTTCGGTGTTCCAGTGTTTTACGCGACCCCAATCTTCCCAAGCAGTTGTTATTGAGATCTGTTCAATTTTTGAATGTTCTATTACGAGTTGTCTAGTTGTTTTACCGTCAAGTTGACGTGAGTATAAGCGTTGAGCACGTTCTTGAACTTTTTCTGCTGTTGATCTAGCTACGAATCTAGGTCTGCGAGCTTTATTCGCTTGAGCTACTGGAGGTGTAATATCGTTTGGAAAAGTAGAAGAAGCCACGGACTTAATCTGAGAGGTGTTAATAATCGAACTATAACCTAAAAATGCGGAAATAGGCTATAAATAGGGGGTATAGAATGAAATTTCTGTTATTTTTTAGTATATGGCGGTAAAAAACAGACCAGAAATCAGTTTAAGG